CTTCCGCTTTGTCTGCTATCAGCCAGGCAGGCGCTATTAACGCCGAGCAGATGCTTCAGCTAATGCAAGGCAACCTCAAAAAAACCGATGACGGTCGTGTCGTCATCCTTGACGGCGGAGTTGAGCAAGACATCAATGTGCATCTTGCAAAGCTCAAAAATCCGGGCTCAGGGTTTGAGCATCATTTCAAGCCAACAACTGCTGCCGGAATGGGTGCAAAACCCAATACCACCACTGCCGCTGCAGCTGGAATGGCTAACCCTTGGATGGAGGGTAGTATTAACCTAACAAGGCAAATGGCCTTGGAAGCGTCTGATCCTGATCTCGCAGCCGTGCTGAAGAGAGAAGCCGGACGTTAGTCCCCGTGGGACACCACTCAAGTCCGTGACTTGAACCCGCAAACCTAATCACTGGAGTTCGAAATGGCCGCCCCATTTCAGAATTATTCCGGCGGTGTCCTTCTGGCGGACATCGTCAAGCGCAATAATCTCAGCACCTACGTGTCTGAGGCGATCAAAGAGCGCAGCCTGTTCCTTCGGAGCGGCGCTGTAGTGCGCAACAGCCTGCTTGATTCTCGTGCAGGCGGTACTCGCATTCAAGTTCCTGAGTTCAATCCTGTGTCTCCCACTGAGGAGATCATGGACGGGACCGCTACCTGGGGCACCAGCACTGCTGGTTACCTGACTCCCCAGAAGATCGGAACTGGCACCCAAATTGCAACCATCTGCCATCGCGGTTTTGCGTACGCCGTAGATGACGTTGCAGTTTTGGCTGCTGGTGAAGACCCCATGCTTCACATCCGTAATCAGCTGGCTGACGCAATCAACAAGTTGAACAGCGCTCGTCTGTTCTCTCAGCTTGCTGGTCTGTTCGGCACCGCTCTGTCCGGTAACGCTCTGGACAAGGCTGTGGCTGCCGCTTCTGGTGGCGTTGAAGCTAACTTCCTGTCTGCTGCCAACGTTGCTGAAGCTCGCTCGGTTCTGGGTGAGCGTGGCGAAGAGTTGGACACCATCGTTGTTCATCCTTCTGTCGCCTACTACCTGTATCAGGTAGGAATGTTGACCTTCTCTACCTCTGCACTCGCCGCTTCTGGCGCTGTGACCTGGGGTGGCGGTGGCGTCGGTATCGGAGCACGTGAAGTCGGCGAATTCGCTGGCATGAGGGTGATCGTCGACAGCCAGGTCAACACTGTTGTTCCTGGAACAGCCGGTCACCAACGTGAGTTCTACTGCTATCTGATCAAGTCCGGCACCATCCTTGAGGGTGTTCAGCAGGACCTGCGGATTGAAGCTGATCGCAACGTGTTGTCTAAGCAGGACGTGCTTTCGGTTGACTACCACTCCACCTATCACGTGATGGGTACTAAGTGGTCTGACTCTGGCGACAACCCCACCAACGCCAACCTGGCAACTGCTGGTAACTGGGCCGCTACCTATGACATCGATCTGATCCCTATGGTTCAGCTCACTGTCAACAGCCCCCTGGATACCACCACCATCTGATCCCTGATCAGACAACTGGCCCTACCATTAGGTGGGGCCTTTCCCTATTTCCGCTATGGCTGCCACGATCAACGCCACACTGAAGAGTGCGTCAGCCAATAGCTACGTGACGTTGGCTGAGGCCAACAGTTACTTTGAAACTGTTCCTGATAGCACCACCTGGGACAACAAAACTGACGATCAAAAAAATCGCTCGTTGATTTCAGCCACCCGCTGGATCGATAGCTTGAATTTTTACGGCGACCGCTGCGATAACGACCAAGCGCTGAAGTGGCCCCGCAACAACTACCACGTTGATCGGGTTGAGCTGACCTGCAGCACCATTCCAGCCGACATCAAATACGCTACTTATGAGCTGGCACGGGCACTCGCCAATGACACGGACTCAATTACAGGGTCTACCGGCGATACGGGGCTATACGAGTCCGTCAAGCTCGGAGAGATGGAAGTCAAGTACAACACTGCTAGTCAAGCTACTGGAACTGTCAATAACGTATTCGACATTTACCCTTGGCTTCAGTCTTATCTTGGTGCTTATTGCCTTGGAGGTAGCGGTGGCTATCAAGTACGTGTTGTGAGGGGTTAGTCATGGCTGGTGGTCTCGACTCTGCTTTACGAGCTGTTGCTCAAGCGGTTGTTACCGACTTGGGGCAAGCATTAAACACTCAGCTGACTTACACCCGTCGTTTGACGACGACTTACGACATTGCAACTGGTGAGCTGACTGAGTTTGAACGTCCCTACGAGGACATTTACGCTCCAGTTGAGTTTGTTCGCTCTGACGAGGAGTCGGGCTATCAGGAAAATATTGCTCGGATTTACATCGCGCCTGAGCAGATTGGAGGTAATCAACCGACAATCCAAGATGAGGTCACATTGAAATACGACGGACTGGCGCGTGAAGCGAAGATCCAAGACGTGACGACGTATCGAGGCGGTCAGACCTATCTTTATGTTGTCAGGGTGGTGTTCTGATGACGCTTGTCAAAGCTAGGGCTGCGTTTGAAACCGCTATCAATACAGCCGTAACCAACGCTGACAGCACGGTTTCGGTAATTTTTGACAACGTGCCGTTTACGACGCCTGGCAAAACCAAGAAGTACGTGTTGGTTTCGATCACGTTTGACCAAGCAACGATTCAAAACCACGGTGCAGCGGTCGATTTTTACAGTGGAACGATCCAGTGCGGCATTTTTACGCCTAAAAACCGAGGGACAGCAGCGTCTGCTGCGATTGCTGAAGCCGTGATTGACGGCCTTACCTCGGTCAACGCTTCTGGTTACACCGACACTTACAGCGTTTCACCTCGAGTTCTTCAGGTTGGTGGTCCAATCACGTTGAACCCCGAAGAGCAAAGCCATTTTGTAAGCACGGTGAATTGTCGTTTTACGGCTAAGGCGTAATGGCAAACCGTCCGATTTCACAGCTTGTCGACGATATTTCGGATTTCATCGAGAAAGGCAGGGCTGCTGCTGGTCCCAAGGTTGTAGTGAAGTTGCAGCAACAGGGTCCTTGGTGGACTGGCGACTTTGGACGCCGCTGGAAAGTAAGCGCCGCGCCAGTCAAGCCAGTTGAGCTACCTGAAAACTTGGTTCGCGACCCAATTCCAGCACGTCAGCAACGTCCAACTTCTTTTAATGAGCCAGCTGCATTGACTGTTCCTATCAACAGCCCTCTCTACATCGGCAACTCAGTGTCGTATGCAGGGTTTGCTGTGGGACGCCCTGGATCAAGGCTTTATCGTCCGCCGCATCAACGTGGAGGTACTGGACTGGAAAAGGTGAATTACAAGGAGCATCAAAAAGACGGTCGCAAGCTCACGTCGCTAAACCAGCGTCCCGACTGGTACGACATTTACACAAGAAGTGAAAACGGCGGGTTATTGGATACCTTGGACGAAGCTTTTCAGCAGGCTCTACAACGGATGCTATAGTCTGGTAGCTCAGAGACGGGATTTCTGTGGAACGCGCAATCGACAAGCTGTGTAAGGCGTTTAGCGTTGAGCAACGCAGCAGCTACACGATTAAAAGCGGCGATGAAGTGATCCTAAAGCTGTTTTGGACTCCGTTGACCATCGCAGATCGCGATGCCATCAACAATACGCTTCAAGCGATGAAGCTGGGCGACACTGAAAACAGCCTGGATTTTGCGATCCAGATGATGATCGAAAAAGCTCAGGACGAAGCAGGTAAAAAGCTGTTTGCTGATGGTGATCGCGCAAAGATTCGTCGTCAGCTCCCAATGAGCATTGTGCTGGACATCATGTCCAAAATGCAGGACCTCGGCGAGGTGGAAGAACCAGAAGAGGTCAAAAGCTAGGCTCAAAAAGGACAACTACCTGCTTCTCCAGTTTTTTATTGCAGAAAAGCTGGGCATGACACTTGCTCAGCTTCGCTCAACGATGAGCACGGAGGAGTTGTACGCTTGGAGCGCGTACTGCGAGGTCAAGGCCGAGCAAGAGGAGAAAGCGATGGAAAGATCCCGTCGTGAAGCTCAAATGCGTGGTGTGCGCTAGCCTGTAACCACTGCATGCAGGTCGGAAGTGGCTGGCGCTAAGTACGAAGTAAATATCGTTCTTAACGCCAAGGAGGCAGAAGCTCAGCTTCGGACCCTAGAGGGGAAAATAAACACCTTTAGGCAAAATGTCCTGAAAAAAACTTCAGGAGCAATTGATTCATCCGTAAATAAAACAAAAGCACAAGGCATTGCTTTGCGGCGCTTGGCGACGCAGATGAATACCGTCGTCAATAAAACAGTAAAAACAATTGAGCGAGTAAATAGGCAACAGTTAAAACTTTTGCCTGACTCAAAAGCGCTAAATGCTGCTGCTAGAGGTATTCAGCGGCTCGAAAAAACTCAGACCAGCTTTGCTGAACGTCAAGCCAAGGCGCAGGCAAGGTCGCTGCGAAATGGTGAGCGGGAGCTTCAGCTTTCAGATCGACGTAATGCTGCTATTAGACGACGCCAACAGCTTTTAGCTAAAGCAGGTGCTGCTGGAACGACTGTTCTCCCAACAAGTGGAGTTCTGGGCCCATCTGAGAAGACGGGTGTTCGGGAGCAAATGATTGAGCAGCGATTTAGGCTTGCTCGCAAAATCGATGCACTTGAAGCAAAAGGCGTACAAACCGCAAAACTGCGTGCCAATCTTGGCAAGTTAACGACTGCTTACACCAGAGGTAATTTTGCTTTAGCCAAGCAGTTGGTTGGCCCTCTTTCGCGCAGTGTGCGTCTTGAGCAGGCCAAGTTAAAACTACAAAAAGATCAAACTACTGAACTTAAAAAGCAGCAAGCAGGTGGAATCAAGCTGCGTGAAATTGCAGAACGGTTTGGTCGTTTAAACCGGAAAATTAGCCGGATGGATCAACCTGCTGGACAGCTTGCGCTGCCTAGCTCAAGGATGCTGGGCGGAGACG